TCCTAATGCAAATGTGAAACAAAGAGAACTAGGGGGACTACCCCAAGATGACAGTGCAAAGTGCAATATGGGGTGGGCATGCTTTTATGATGGGAAACGTGCTGATGAGCCGGTCCAGTTAGCAGTAGCGGCAAAGGGGAGAATGAGAGGAGGGCAACAAATGAAACCGCCAAATTGGAAATCGTCGGCAGCTGATGTGCCAACGGTTGCACCGATAGTGGTGACATTTGCCAGGCTATTAACCTTAGCATTCATCTCATATAAAGGGGTGGACGTGTTGATGGGTGTCCGGGTGGTGGGTCTGATGTACTGGGCAGCCGTGCAAGAGTAGTATGGAACAGATGCATGTGCATATGGTGCATGTTCCTGTACTAAAGAATTCATGTAGCCATTGGTAACAAGGGGGTTGGTGGTAGTACCAGCTGCCGTGAGTTGGATACTGCTATTCAAAATTGTAGCAGAAGATCCAGTTTGGTGCACGTGGATATTGGTTGAACCCCTCCAATAAGCATACATGCCTCCTATGTAATCTAACATAGTGCATGAGTTAATCGCAACAGCTGTGTATGGTCCAGTACCAGTTGCCTGAGTCGGCACATACTGCGAAACATTGGGCACAGTATAAGCGGTCCCTGAAGGAAGCACATATGAAGCACGGGCAACAATTTGCTTGACTGAAGAAAAAGTCTCACCAGCGCAATATTGCAACTTGCGGGTATTGTTCATGAGAGTATCTCCGGACTGTGCAACAACGGTGGAAGCAATGGGAAGAGAAAGAGAATGTGCATATGCAGGTCCAGTGGGGGCACTGAAGACCATGTTACGAGCAGAAACCTCAATGGCGAATGGAATGGAACTGACGAGGTTGGGGTAGTTGATAACCTCATCAACGAGGATGCCGAAAGTGCCAATTCCAGCTGAGAAAGGGGTGAAAGTGTTGGGTGAGGTATAAGGGACAACAAACTCGAAAACATTATCACCCCTGAGATCGTACACTGTGCTGATGTAGTTAAGCTCCAGGGCCGCAGTAGGTACGACAAACTGAGTAGTGGTCAAACCAGGAACGGACGTGTCAACAGACTCAGGTATAAAGTAACAACGAATTTTACCAGTATGCATCTTCGTCTTTGCCATACGGATGGTAAAAACTATGTCACCCCGCCAATATCTAAAACACTGCCCCAGAAAGAAAAGGGGGGAGGGCCATATAGTGCACCCAGGTGTGCTGGCGTTGGCAGTAGCCGTGATAGTATGGGTAGCCATTGTCAAGCCATTCCAGTTCTGGTAAAACATAGCGGAAGGAGAAACGATGGCGCCAAATTTCAAAACACTCTCAGTATCAACGCTAGAGAAAACTCCAGTGCAAACAGCGGTCTTTATTGAGAGAAGATACTCAAAGGCCATTTCATCCAACCCGGTACCAGCAAGAGGCATCGGAACGATGTAATTGTCCGCAGCCGCAGAAAGTGTAAGACAAGGAGAAACACCCGTATGTAAACCCTCAGCCGCAGTGTTGGAAGGCATCATCCTATGCGTAGTAGTAGTGTCCCTAGGCTTAGACCAACCAAAAGAAGAAGCAGTATTACCCAATGCACGAATGAGCCATGCAGCGGTTCCAGTGTATGCGCTAATGTAAGGAACACCCGACAAAGCAGCGACAGCCCTACCAGTCAACGCGAGGAACTTTGAGATAGGCTTATCAGTATTGGCCATTTCCTTCTCCATAACAGCATAACCTGCCTGTGGAGTCGCCTTAGTAACAATCCAAGGGGTGTTGCCAATAGTCTCAACATCCTCAAGCCACGACCACAAGTTAAAAGTAGGCATAGTGCCGCCAGTGCCAAGAAGAGTAGGCAGGTATTGATGTAATGCAAAAGTACCCCAAACTCCTGCTGCTAAAGCAGTACCTCCACTACATGCAAAAGTAGCATACTCAGTGGGAGAGACCCATGGGATACGTAAAGTAGCGGTATTGGCCTCAGTAATGTCGAGGTAAACGCCAGGACACTGGGAAACCGGGCACAAAGAGGTTAGTGCATTATTCCAAAAAGCCCCCCCAGAAGAAGAGACCGGGTTGGCTACGAAACCTAAAGTTGAACCGGGCAAATATGCAAGTTTGAGAACTCCCTGTGTGAAAGGGGTGGAAGAAACATCAACTCTAATGCAAACAGTGGCCCTAAAACCATATGCCCCATTAAGCATGTTGACGCGTGGACAAAAAGTTGCTATGTTTCCCATATTGATAACAGAAGAAGCTAGTGGCCCAATGATAGAAGAAAGGGCCCCAGAAGAAAAATTAGTGGGCCTAGACAAATGCGAAGATATGCTATCAGCGGCGGAATATGCATAAACAGGATGTTGCTCATCACAACAAACAGCATTAGTCTCAACACCGTTGTAGTTGGTAAAAGTGGTGAGACCGACAACGGAATCGCCACCGGCAAGAGTGACCCCATCAGCAGTACCACTGGGGATAGCCGTCATAAGAGAACAAGGAACGGAGAAATCGGGGGGTGAAGTAGACATGGGGTGGTTGGTGCGGTTTTCGTATCGCGAACGTATGAAGGTGGTGGCAGCCTGAACTGGACAAAGTAGCCGTAGCAGCGATAAACGCCTAAGGGGAATGGCACGGATTACATTCCAATTAAAACTTCATGGCTGCGCGCAAGGCACGCCATGTATGAAAACGGGAGGACGGGGGTGGGCAACTTCGCGCGAGCGCGATACTCACGGAGCTGACCATACAAGTCGTGCATAATGTTGTCGAAATCATCGTCACCATGCAGGGAAAGCTCTGCAGCGAAATTATTGAACGCTTGTAACTCTATCTCATCAGCGTGCTTGTGATTCCTCACGTAGTACACGCTCTTGAGCAGAGACTTGCAATCCAAGGCGCCGACCCACTCCTCAAGCTCAGGGCAATACCTGAAGGTGCGCTTCAAAAAAGACACATCGTTAATGGACCTATAGTCTGGGACAGCATCTGTGGTCTTGTCCTCAGTGGTGTAGGTAAATCCATACGGAGCGATGAGGGATGGGAGTGTGTTCTGATTATATGACTTCAGAGCCGCGTCAGACACGGCTAGGAGATTATCGTCTCCGTACACAAAGGGGGAAACATGCTTCCAGAACTCTTCATATCCACCAGTAGCATCCCAAAACGCCAACACAAGAAGTGCAACATTGCAGAAAGAATTGGCGAAAGAAGTAAATGGGTGTCCTGAAGGCAGCGAACTGTTCCATTGGTAGATGAGAGAACCAGCGAACTTACCAAAGGCAGCCAAATGCCTAGAGTTGAACAGTTCATACCAAAGTACGCGTCTAATTAACTGATTCTCATCAGAATCATTGTACCACAGGTTGATCTGATCTATCAAAGCTAAGAACAACTGGGGGTGGCCACAAGCATCAAATGCCTTGTAGTCGCCAGCGACACACTTGCCGCCTCTAGATTTGATCTGGTCAACTATAAGCTTCCAACCAAATCCATGTGGGTTAACACCCACGCAGGGCCCAGCCCTGCAGTGCACGCGCATGGCCGAAGCCATAAAGCGTAGGAAATATTGTCTGAATGCTATGACATAGGCCATGGGAGCTCCAGATATGAGCCGAGTAGCTCCAGACTTGACTTTTGCGCTCGCTCGCAACTCGTCTTTAAGAAAATCTACAAACACATGCAAGTTACGCACACCGAGTTTCGCGTCAGAAATTATGCGCGCCACTTCGGCTTCTACAAGTTTAGAGGCAGGAGAACTAAAATCATACTCGTCTTTGTCACCAAAAAATGTCTTTTTTTTTGAGTCACCTCTCATAACGTATGGATACCCAGCAGAAGTACCACGTGGGATGCCAGCTACATACATGTCATCTGGATCACCTGCAACAGCGCATTGGTAAGAAACCACATCGCGTTTTGCCTCTAGTGTTGACTGATGAAACATTTGAAATGCAACTGACATGGCCACATCAACCTTGTGTTGAGTAAGAATGGGCCTCTGGTTAGTGTATGGGGACACAGCATTGATCATAGGGTCAATACCGTCTTTAGGTCTCAACAAAGCAGGAGCCATGTCAAAATCCCCGTACACATGATTGAGTGCGCCATAGCAACGAGTGCGCGTGAGTTGACTTTTTGTGTTGATGTTGTGTTTAGCATTCACCAAATATAAAGGCTGTGTATTACCGGGAGTCTCACAATCAGCCTCTACGTACTCAAACCCATCCTGAGGCTGCGCCTCACTAGTAACAACTGACAAATGAGAAACTATGCGCTGAAGAATTTCACGCGTGAGGATACTACTATAGCCAACGTCAAGAGGAGCACAACCAGCAACGTGCATGCCAAAACACTGTCTAGATTGCAAACTAGGTCTCGCAGTAAAATATGCAAGAGAACCACAATTCCCAGGCCTAGTACCTGCAGAATATTGGATGGGGCCCGTAAGCACATACGTTGGTAAATTAGTGCCTTGGACCTCAACATTGACAACTCTACTAATGCCAGTAGTGTAAAAACTAGACGTCTCAGTCGTGTAATCAGGTCTAAGATTGTATCCTGTGAGCTGCATTGATGCAGTGGACACATCCTTAATATCAGCCTCAGTCACAAACTTATCTATGACGGAACCAGCAGCATTGACCGTGGGAGCTGAGAAGGCAACAAGGTCAGCATCTTCATCTAACCAAAGCGTGGTCTGATTGAAGAAAGCCTTATCTACGGAAAACCGGAGAAGAGGATTGATCACGTTCCTGAAAGTCATGTAGGTGGCAGCGGGGAGGGAACGGAATCTACGCAGATAATGATACGGCATAAGAAGGACTTTCCCTATAATCATCAAGCTAGACCCGATATGTACATCAAGGGCACCCTCTATATTAACGTGATAGGAGTTCTTCTTGACACTAGTCACTACTTGGTCAGAAGTCGCACACTGGCTTTTAACCCAACGGTCACCTTCGTCACGTTCGCGAGTCGCAGCAAATCTACTAGTGGACTTAGCCTTGGCCTTAGCCTTACTCCATTGCTCCAATTGGGCATTGCTCTGCTCCATTGTGGTGGGCACATCTGGAACAGGTACAACCTCAGCCTTGCCCCTGTGAAACAAAAATGAAAACATCTTAATCACTATTCTAAAGACCCCGAAGATAAGGTCAATGAGGGGCTTTACGCTAACGATGGAAACGAGAGACCAAAACCCAACCCGTGCAAGATAACTACTGTTGTGCTGTTTGATCATGCTCTTCTGGAGAAACTTAATCCCTTCCTGCAACTTACGAAAGATAGGGTTGGCAGGTGGAACATGTGAAACAAACATGTACGAATCCTCTATATCAGAAAAAGTGGCTGCACGTCGAGCAACGAACTCTATGAGGCCTAGTAAGACAGCCATTTCCAACATACATGCTTGTGGTTGAACCACATCGATAGCATTACTAATCATACGCTGATATTCCTCATGATACTGTGCAAAGCGGCGCTGTTGTTGTACGGCCTTATCTAAAACCTCGTCATACGAAATGGGACCCCCTGTAGGTTGCCCAAAATTCATGTCCCAGGGGATAAACTCCCAGTAATCATTAGGAGTGGCTTCACGAGTCTTGATGAATCGCTTGGTATTTGCATCTAAAAACTCTGGCTTAGGTTGGAGCACATATTTGAAATGCACACGTCTATCAAGAGCTCCTGGAGCATAAACATCATTCTCAGCGAGCTTAGTCCACGTGGTGTGATTTGTGGTTAAAAGAAGGACCTGAGAAGTAAAAAAATATTTGCCCTTGTCGTCGCACTGTGCCATGTCAAGAGGGTAGCTATATGTGTTGACGGCATCAATGAGGAACTTGGCATCTGACCTGTCCCCGCCAGTTGTGCGGGCGGCAGCAAAATCATCCTTGACAGCGATGATCTGTCCCATGTATCCATCAAAATACTCTGAGGCCCCCTTGTTATAAACCGTGCCGTTAGGACTTGCAGCCATAAGCTTCTTCTGCTCAGGTGTCGCAATGCGATCTGCTAGTTGCATGGCTAATGCCTGAATGCACAACGATTTACCCGTGCCTGCAGCACCCATAAGGCCAATGCAAACAGGTTCAGGCCTGGCGCCATTCGTCTTGCTCAAATGAGCTTGGAATTGGAGCCTAATAGGCTCAAGCTGCCTAAGCGCTGTGTTGATGAAAACTGCGACTTCCTTGTTCATGAGGGAGGCGTTGAATAACTCCGCACGAGCCCTCAGCGCAACATATGCGTTCTTGTTCTCAGTTGTAGGTTCAAGTGTGCCACACGCAAAAGCTGTAGCCATAGTGGAAACGTCCTGAATCCAATCGTCAACATCCTCTAAACCAGATTGCATAAGGGTAACCCTCTTAGCACCACATTTCTCCCCTATAAAGTTAATAACCAATTCAAGGAAAGATGTAGTAGTATTGATGAACACTTCCATACCAGAGCAGAGCTTCGGAAAAATGGAAACCCTATTGATGAAAGAGGCGAAAGAACTGCCTGTACGTTTCATGCCCATACCTGTAGAGCACAGTGCAAAAGCAATGACCTTTCCTATAGTTTTACCCATATCCGTGGTCATCTGAGGAGCAACAACCACCAATTCCTGTTTCCAAAACTCTATGATCTTGTGCTTGACCAGCTTGAAATCTACAAGAGTCATGGTGAGAAAGAGGGCAATGACAGCCCAATGGACACCTTGGGAATACATCCACGAAGCTCCCACTAGTGCAGGTATAAGACGAATCCACGACATCATTTTTTTGGTTGAAGCTCCAAACGCTGATGCAACACTCTGCACCGCATTGTCTATGGAGTCATTCATTTGTTTACTGAGTTTGCCCACCATATCTGCAACTGGTCCTGAAACCTTATCAATGGCGCCTTTGGCACTATGCTTGCAGATACGTTTAATGATGCACCACGCTGGTTGAGCAATGGCTATGGCAGCCAAAGCGATCATGGGCGCATTGCCGCCTTGAGGAGCAACAACAGATGGACAAACTACGTTGATATTGGCATTATTGCAAACGTTAAGACAGCAGTTGGGCTCCCTTTCAGGAAGCTCCCTAGAGATTCGGATGAGGGCAAAAGTAACAATTCCTGCCATACGCCTAGTGTCAATTATCCTGGCACCAAGTCGCATGGTGTAGTGGGAGTCGGGGACATCTACGGTGAAGTGGGTATACGTCGCAATTGGTGAAACAGAACCATCAATCCTGAGAAGGCGATATCCTCCAGCATCTAATAAAACATTCTGCTGGTGATACACCTTACGGCGTGCAAAACGGGTCATGACATCCGTCTTGTGGTATACAATAGGCACCTGAATAGAGGTGTCCACATCGAAAGTGGACAGTACCTCATACGAAGCCGACTGTGGCCGCACACTACGATAAGTGGGCGCGTGGGTCACATAGGCGGGGTTCCGGTGTCGCTTGAATCCATACTGGAAAAGGCAAGCATCAACGTACTCATACCTCTCTTTGAGAGTGGAACGAGGAAACGTCTTACTGGCTGCAATGCGCATAAAGTTTGAGAAAAGCCGCTTGACTTCAGCGGCAAACCTCTCCTTCTTTGCGTAGTGATTTTGCACATAAATGAACTTGTCATATACGGCTTGGACATCACATCCACTCTTGACACACTTGAGTGTGTCGGCCAAATAATCAGCCAGGTCCAATGGTTGTTGAAAGTCGCGTGGAGGGGGGGTGTAGAGATTGAACTCTGGGAGTGCATCCTGGGGCAGAACAGCGTAATTGTTCGTGTGCCGGGGGATAGGGGCGCAGCCAGCTTCAGGAATCTCAAGTACAAAAGCCTTGGCAATTGGTGGGTTGCTGGCCATGTACTGGTCATACAGGTGCTGAATGCGCTGCTCATCGACAGGGATGGGATCAGGAAGCACAATGCGAATCATGCGCTCGAGCGCCTCATCATCAATAGGCTCTGCAGCCTTGTTGAACAGATGGGGAGAATCAAGCTCAACAATATCAATCATGATACTGTCCTGGATCTCAAAAGGGCTCCTTTGGATGGAGGTAGTGGCAACGGGTGCCGTTGGTACATACTTGGGGTCAAACTTGGGAGAAATAGCGCGTGGAGCGCGAGCACGTGGAACTGGGAGAATAGCAGAGGCGGCGTCAATGAAAGTACGCGGCATGCTAGGTGTCATAGGTTCAGCAAATGACCCGAAAGTGAGGGTACGAGTGAGTGAAGGATAAGCCTTTGTCGTCATGACAAAAGGGCCCTCGGACACACAAACCTCATCCTCTTCAATGGGCGAAATAGCGTGAGACATGACAGACATTGCGAAAGTACGATGGGTGGTCCCGGTGTACAATGGCAAGAAGGTTGTGAGGGGCGAAATTTGTTTACGATGGGTGGTCCCGGT